GTTTAAGTATTATCCAGATTCCTTGGTCACACTTCGCCCGCTCAAGGGCGAAAATGACATTATCCGAGTTCGAACAGTCACTTAGTGTTAGAGCAGTTACAGTGGCGGTTGACCGGTACCACGAGCTCCGTCTTCATTCAACGGCAGTTTAACTATATACACTAACATATAGGTAAACCCAGGGTTTTTCTCCCTTCCTTTTTGCCTTTTTCTATCTTTCAAACAACTAAACCGCGGCGAATTTGCGATCTTGGTCCTGTAAAGGATACTAGTTGAGTACTCTTAGCGGCGAGAGGTTTCCATCCCTGTGATCCGAGATCCAAGTCTAGGGCATCCGAAATTAGCCGATGCTTGCTGATACCGCTTATGAGCCTAATGTTTTCTTGATTATGTGTGAGCCATGGACACGAACTTGTATATTATTGTTATAATATTCAGTAGATTCTAATACTTTATATTCAAATTGTAATTTTGCTTCGGTATAAGAACATTCTGCTTTGCTTTTACAGTAATATAATATTTCTCTACTAAAATTTTCTTTGCCTATTAGTGTAACATCTTTAGTTAGTTCGGGACTACTACCGAAGTAGTCTTTCCAGTCACTATCTATTTTGCTACGAATTTTCTTCTTTTTCTTTGTACCGTTTTTTAATTTTATAGTTTTATAAGTGGTTTTAGAGAATTTTGCTAATTTTTTGCCTATGTATTTTCTGTCATTGGTTAAGTTAGTAATAATGTAAACAAATCCTACACAATCTTCTGGTAATTCTTCAACTATTTGTCCTTGGTAAGTCCATTCCATTGATTACTAAATGCCTTAAATATTTTTTGTACCTTTTGGTTTAGGCCCTCTTTTTTGAGGGTTGGCTTTTTTATAAGCCTTTTCTTCTCGTCTTTGTTCTCGAACTAGTCTCAATCGTTCTTGATATGCAAGTCGAGAAATTTTTAACATTTCTTTTTCAAGAGACACCATTGCTCTTAATTGCTTACGTACCTGTAGACCTATATCATAACTGGCCACAGATATAAAACTTTTATGGTAGTTATGCAAATTAACTGCACGTTCTATATATTCTGAATATAGTTCTTTATAACGATCTAAGTACTTATTCAACATAATCAATATCGTTGCTATAATTGGTAAATCCGTTTTCTTTTACAACTCTAAGTACATTATTAACTCGACTTACTAGCTCGTCTTTATGACTAATAAGATATATATTTTTATTTCGTTCTCTGGCCATTTTCTTTAAAACAGCTAATGCACTTTCAACACCCGCACTATCCATACCAGAGTCTACTAATTCATCGATGAATAGTAAGTTTATATTTTGATACAATCCTTCCCAAACATCTCGGAAAGCAAAACTTAGACTTAAGATTAATCGATTGCGCTCGCCGCGTGATAAATTATCAAAATCTAAGTCTTGCCCTAACTGGGTAATTTCTACACTAAGATCATTTTGGAATAACACCTTATGTGGTAATCCTAATGCATCAATATAATGACTTAATCGTTTATTCAAATAGGTTAAATTTTGATCAATAATCTTTTTCCTTATAAAACTATCTTTGTTTGTTAGTAGTTTATATAAAAATTCTTGATGGTCTTTCAATCTAGTTGTTGTATTAATATGATCCCAAGTAATTTCTTGAATAGCAGTATTCTTTAATTCTTCTATTTGCTCTTGATATGGATTGGCTTCGTCAATTTTTGTAATAAGTTCTTTTTCTAAACTAGCAACATTATTTTTATGACCCAATGCTTCAGCTTCGGTATCGTAAAATGTCTGCGGTTTATGTGGCTGATCACCTATTTTTTCAATTTCGTTGCTGATTTTTTGTAGGTCATTGCCTACTTTAGTAGCATAAATTTGTGCTTCGTCTAAATGTTGTTGAGCAATTGACGACATTTCTTCGTGTTTGTGATCGTGAAGTGCTTGCTCGCAAGCTGGACAAGTTTTATCAACAAGTTTTCCTAGCTCATTGGTATACTTGATCACTGATTTATTGGCCTGAGATAATGCACTTTCTAATGTTGCCTTTTGTTTATTAAGGTTTCTTAGTTCATTATCATTATCTTCCCAAACTTTTAGTGCTTGGTGAGCCAGCAATTCAGCTTCGATATCAACACTTTCAAGTTTCATTATTGCTTTACCCAAAGATTCAATGTCTTGATCTTTCTTAGAATCCCAAACAGAACTTTTAATTCCTAGGCTATCGATACTTTTTTGCACATTTTCATTGGCTTTTTTAATTGCTTCAATTCTTAATGTTTCTGCCTGTATTTGATCTTTCGATTCTTTAATAGCCAACTTTAAATTTTCAGCTTTTTCGCTTAATTGAGTTATACCTAATAATTGTTCAATGATTTCTCGTTGATCTGCGGCCTTCATTGACAAGAAAGGTTCTGTATATGTATTAAGAGCTACTAAATGTTTAAACATTGTATGGCTTAATTCTAGCATTTGATCAATTGCTTTTTGTGTTTCTCTACTATCGCCCTGAGCATCATCTTCAATTTCGTCAGATTTTAACTCTTGATCATTTACATATAACTTAAGAATATTCGGCTTACGACCTCTTTCAATACGATAATTATAGCCATTTTTTTCAAATTCGACTGTAACCAACATACCTTTTCCGTTGGTCTTATTGATTAAATTTTCTTTACGTATATTAGTAAGTGCTTGCCCATATACTGCATAACTCAACGCATTAATAATAGTTGTTTTTCCTGTGCCATTACGAGACCCGGTATCGTCACCACCTAAATCTACATTCTCACCTAGTACAAGAGTAAGATGTTCTTTGGCAAAATCTACAGCCTGGGTTTGATTACCCACGCTCATAAAATTTTTAACAGTGATATTTTTAATTTTAAACATTATAGATTATTATATATTTCTAGTAGAGTTGATTTTTCAAATTGTGTTGAATCTATATTAACCAATTGTTCTGTGACAATCTGGTCAACACTTTCAAACAAAGTATCTGGAGTATCGCTGGTAGAACCTTCTAGATTAACTTTGTCTTGTTGTAGTCCTATTTCTCTAATATCGTAATTTTTAGTAAACTCTTCTTTGATAAAATTTGCTTCTTCAAAACTAATGTCGATGTCTAAATTAACTCTAAAGTACATTTTATTTTTCATTAATTCTGCCTGACGATCGATTAGTTCGCTCAACTTAATAGTTCTATACTTAGGGCAATCTGGCCAATTAATAAACTCTGGCTTACCACCCCACTCTAATATCATCATTCCTCGATCATCGTCCCACGCATCAGCAAAATTATGTGGAAAAGCGTTTCCTATATAGATAATATGTTCTTGTTGCTGTCTTTTATGAAAGTGTCCGCTGAATACATAATCTGGGCCTTTAAAAACATCAGATGTAAGCTCACCGTGATCGGGCATTTGTACCATAGCATTCATAAAGAAGTGTGGCAATTCAAAATGTCCGAATACATATTTGCTTTTTATATCCTTCATAGTCTTCCACTCATCCCCAACTAACCACGGAACAAGGGTAACATCATCAAGAGTTGTAATACCATCTACAACAGTAACTCCTGGAATGTGACGACCAAACGCCGATGAATGAATGTCGCGCTTGTCTTTGTAAAACAAATCGTGGTTGCCAGGAAACCAAAAGAACTGTTCAAAAGAAGAACCTAATTTTTCTAAGCATCTTAAACTAGAATCTAAAGTAAAAAGATTCAAACTATTTCTATTATGTGACCAGTCTCCCATAAAGATACAGGTTTCGCAATTATTTTTTTCAGCTTCTTCGATAAACCAATCTACAAATTCTTCACAATCTCGAAGGTGTACAGAACTATTAGATTTAAGTCCTACATGAAGATCTGTAAAGACAGCAACTTTCTTAAATAATCCCATTAAACTTCCCTAGCTTTATAACCATTATAAAATTCTCCGTTTTTTGATTTTTCTAATACGGTATTAGCCCATTGACCTGTCTGCCGTTGAAAATCGCTTTTATTTAAAAAGTTTAACAGGCACAGTGAATAAAGTCAAGTCTCTGTTTCGTCCTCTTCTATACCTTCTTCGTCTTCGGGTACATCTTCACTTTTTGGCATACGCATATTTTTATAAAGTTCTGCCTGCCTTGCAGTTTCTTCTGCGTACTCGTGTGAATGTTGTCTGGTAGAACTAGGAGTTAGTCCTGCCTCTTCTAACAAGTCGTCTCGAATATTTTGGCTTTTCTTTTCAAGATTTAAAATTCTTGTAAAACTGTTGGTAACAGCGGCAGTGTAATAGGCAAATGGATTTTCTGACTTTGATTCATCAAACTGTAGACCAATTTGACTTAGCTGTAGGATAGCCTGTCCCTTCATTTCATCAACATAGGTATAACCACGCCAGTTGCTACGTTGTGCGTAACGCTCTGACAACTTGATAAACATTTTGCCAAGATTTTCTGTGATGCGTCCGTGATCTTTACAGAACACTCCGGTATCAATGGCGCCTTTCCAATGGCTTTTGCCAACGCAGACCAACTCGTCCTGATCATTAAATTTCCAATGTTGATACGGTGGAAAATTTACTTTGTCATGACTATCTGCCGTAATTTTTAATGTTTTTTTACGACCTGGTGATAATGGAATATGATCAAATGTCATTATTCGGATTATAATATCTTTTTTATCTATGGTTTTATAATCAGGAGTACATTCGGATAATTTAATTTTTTTATCTCCTGACAGCCGAGCCGCAGAAAATGCATAAATTCCTAGTCTCTTTGCACGATTGCGTTTAGCTTCGGCAATTGTTCTAATGTTTACTTTGTCAAGATTGGGTAGAATAATATCGTATTGCTGATATTCGGGTTTGGTAAAACTTGAATATGAGCATTTACTTTTATGTATCTCTGCTAATAAATCTCTATTGTTTAAGTATTTTACTTTCCTTGTGGTGAATATTGGAGTCATCTTTTTATTATTTTCCTTATATTTGAGTATAACACAAATCTGTTGTGTGTCAACCACAGTATTAAATTAGCAGTTTATTTATTGGTTAAATAGCAATATAAGGAACAAATATGTCAGCACAAGATTTACTTAATAATCCAGCCGTTCAAAATTCATTGCAGGTTGCAGGTAATAATTCAGATGTTACTGCATCCAGAATGGCAGTAAACATTCCGGGTGCCCAACCGCAAGCTAATAAACCGGCAGCATTTAACATACGAAGTGCGCAAGGTAGTGTTAGGAAACAAGATCTTCGAGTAAGAATTATAGTACCTTCGGATTATATTACCTGGAGAACCAGGGGCGGTGCTCGAGGAGATATTGATCAGTTAGATGGAATTATATTTCCTTATACTCCTCAAATAACATACGATGTCAGAGCTGATTATTCGCCTGTGAATCCTACACACGGAAATTATACACAGTTTTTCTATCAACATAGTCAGGTTGGCGTATTAAATATTTCTGGGAAATTTACAGTACAAAATGCACAAGATGCACAAACATATTTGTCTACAATACATCTGCTTAAAGCATTGACAAAAATGAGATTTGGCAATGACAGCGATGCTGGTGCACCTCCTCCTGTTTGCAGATTATACGGATATGGTGCATTTATGTTAGGTAATGTTCCGATTGTTATTACTAGTTACAGAATAGATTTGCCCGATAGTGTAGATTATTTCACACTAGGAAAGAATGTCGATGATCCATTTTATGGTCAAGCATCTGTGCCAGTATCTTCAACAATAAGTATTACCTGTGCTCCTGTTTATAGTAGAAAAGAATTGCAAGACTTTTCAGTTACAGGATGGCTCAATGGTGATTTTAACAGTAAAGATAATCCCAAAGGATACCTATAATGTCTGCTACATACCTAAGAACCAGTCCTTATTTTTCTACACCAATTACCAGCGGATATCTTGATGTAATGTCATTTTCAAATATTCCTGCACAGACTGATGATCTAACTTTTGTAATCACCAAAGACTACGAATATCGTCCTGATTTATTAGCCTATGATCTGTATCAAGATTCTAATCTATGGTGGGTATTCGCTGTACGAAATGTTAGTATAATTAAAGATCCTGTCTATGATTTTACAGCAGGTTTAAGCATCCGCCTTCCTAAATTAAGTACTTTAAAATCATCTTTGGGAATATAAGATGGCAACATCATCTAACATAGAAAACAAAACACCTAACAAGCAAAGTAATGCTACCACAGGCACGACTATTAATTCTACGTTAGATATTAATAATGTTACTTCTGAAAATGTATTAAATCAATATAGATCATACACTTACAAATTTACCTTGGCTGGTTTAGATAAAGGAAAAGCAAATAATCCATTGTCATATAGAAATGGAGAGTTGGATTTAGTTATTTTAAAATCTGGCGGTAAAGGATCTGATTATGCTATGAAAACTACACAAAGTAGTACTTCTACTTCGTATAGTTCTACAACCGTTTCTAACAGTAATGGAACACAGGCTCGAGCCGCACAAGGTATACAGGCAGCACTGGATAATTTTAATCAAAATAGTCCAGGTAGATTTGATATGTATATCGATAATGTAGAGCTAACCACAACAATGGCATTTTCGGAAGCAAGTAATACTACATTTGTAACAGGAATATCATTTGATGTATTTGAGCCATACAGTATTAGTGGGTTTATAGAAGCATTACATACTGCCGCAGTGGCCGCAGGATATCTAACATATATGGGTGCTTCATTTTTATTAAAAATTGAATTTATAGGATATAATGACAAAGATAATATTCCTAAACCAGAATTTGTAGAAAAAAGTAGTAGATATATTCCTTTTGTATTTAAAAAAGTAGAAGTTGATGTATCCGAATCTGGTACAAGATATAGATGTCAAGGAGTGCCGGTTAATCAATTTGCATTAGGAGAATATAATCAATTAAAAGCACCTGTTAAAATGGTTGGAAGAACTGTTAAGGAAGTTTTAGAAAATTTAATGACTGTGCGTTCTCAACAACAAGAAAATGAAGACACCATATACAAAAAAGATAATAATCCAACTATTAATAGTGATACATTTGAAATAAAATTTCCCACGGTAGATGAAGAAACAGGAGAAATTGATTATAGTAAAGATAATCCAATAGCTGGATACGAAATTACAAAATTATTTAGAAAACGTCAGGTATATTCTTTTCCAGACCCCGGAACCACTGATAAACCAACTGGTTATAAATTAGATCCTCGTAATAATGCATACACTGACCCAAGATCTACACTTTATAATCAACAGCCGACTGTTGAACAAATGACAGCAGACCCGGTTAATTATAAGTATGAACCAAATAATTCCGCTATTACATTTGCCAACGGTGCTAATATTCACGCAATTATTTCTTCTGTGATCAGAGATAGTGAGTACTTTAGAGAAATAGTATCAAATTTAGGCGACCATATAGATCAAGAAAATATGGTCAGTTTTTGGAAAATTAATACAAAGATTAAAATAGGAGAGATGGATGCTACATTAGGACGTCCGTCTCAAACAATAACCTATGTTGTTACTCCGTACAAAGTTCATCTAACACAAATTCCTGGATATATGGGTATGACAGTTGATCCTGCTAAAACTCAAACTCTAGCACTACGAACTTACAATTATATCTATTCTGGAAAAAATACAGATGTATTAAATTTTAAACTTAATTTTGATACAATGTTCTACGAAGCGTTACCAAAATCATTGGGTAATAATGAAGGAGTTTCTGCAAGAGACAGTGCTGGACGAACTGAAGAAAATGATCCTAAGTTGGATATGAGAAGTATACAAAATTCTTTAAATGCAGAATTAGGTATTCCTTTGATAAAATTTACAGATACTGCTAGTAATTTAAATGCTACAGATGGAAATGCTGGGCCACCTGCTATCGATCCTTGGTCAATTTTGGCTAAAAATGCATTTAGGTCTCTAATTACAAATGCTCAATATAATATGCTAAAGGGAGATCTTGAAATTATAGGAGATCCTTTTTATCTTGTTACAGGTGGAATTGGTAATTATGATCCAAAAATGTCTCGCAAAGGTGAAACTGTGGATGGAGAAGCAGACACAAATTATGGACAAGTGTTAATAAATTTAAATTTTAAAAATCCTATAGATATTAATCCTTTAGATGAAGGAGGAAGATTAAATTTTGAATCTAAGAAACTTTCTTTTTCAGGAATTTATATGGTTAACCGTGTAAGGTCGGTGTTTAAAGATGGTGTATTTAAACAGCATCTTGAAGTTGCAAGACTTGTTGGAACTAACAATGACATCAAAGGTCCAGAAGACTCTACAGAAAGCGTATTCACTAAGAGAATAAATCCTTTGACAGTTACAACACCCGATGCTAGTAAAGCAGTTCCGTTAAACAGACGACAAACATCTTTAATGAATGCTATACAAGGAATCAACAATGCTGTTGCTAGTATTGCTTCTGTGGAAGCAAACGTAGTAAGTGCAGTTGGAGGTGCAGTTGCAGGAGTAGCAAATGCAGTGGGTAGCGTATTAGCTGTTCCGGGGCAAGCATTAGCACAGGCTACACAATCGATAACAAATGCACAAAATGGTATAGGTAGTGCGATATCTTCGGTATCTGGAAAATTAGGATTAACTCCACAACAGTTATTAACGCTGTCTCCCAAAGATATTGCATCGTTGGCTACTTATTCTAGATTAGTTCCTTCTAATGTAGATATAACAGCAGAGGAAGATCAAGGAGTAATAATGCCGTCTGATATTAACAAGGTAAAAGACTTACCCCCGGTATCTCCTAAAACAGTTGCTCCTAATCCGCCAACAGTACAATAATTTTATAATGAGGTAATAAGTGTTAAAAACAGAATATAGAGGCAAGGCCAAATTACCATCATCTGGGCCATATCTAGCTGAAATAACCAATCATTTAGATCCTACATATATGGGTGCCCTCGAAGTTGCGCTAACAAAAGGTATCCCTGGATCAGTTAGTTTTCAACCAGCAACTTACACAGTACAATATCTTAGTCCATTCTATGGAGTTACATCTATAAGATTTGAAGGAAATGACAGTAGTAATTTTCAAGATGTGCAAAAATCTTATGGTATGTGGATGGTGCCACCAGATGTAGGTACACGAGTATTGGTTATTTTCTTAGACGGAGATCCTAATCAAGGATACTGGATAGGATGTGTTCCTGATGCATTTCAAAATCAAATGGTACCTGGTATTGCAGCCAGTAAGATGTCTGCAATGACACAAGAACAGTTAGACAAATATGGAACAACCAATGTTCCTGTTGCAGAATTTTTAAAAGGTACACAAAAACTCAATAGTCCATCTATTGATAAAATTCCTAAACCTGTTCATCCTTTTGCTGATAGATTATTGGCACAGGGGTTGTTATTGGATACAGTTAGGGGTGTTACATCTAGCAGTGCTCGAAGAGAAGTACCTAGTGGTGTATTTGGTATTTCAACACCGGGTCCATTAGATCCAAACGGCAAAAAAGGAAAAATTGGCTACGAAGGTAATAGACAAGGATTAGTTTCTCGTCTAGGTGGAACTACATTTGTTATGGATGATGGAGATGTAAACGGCCAAAACGAATTGGTTAGATTAAGGACTAGAACGGGGCATCAACTATTAATGCACAATAGTCAAGATTTGATTTATATTGCAAATGCCGCAGGAACTGCTTGGATTGAACTAACAAGCCAAGGTAAAATAGATATCTATTCCGCTGATGCAATTTCTATTCATAGCGAAAGTGATATCAATATGAGAGCTGATCGAGATTTTAATATCGAAGCAGGACGTAATCTTAATATGGTAGCACGTCAAGGAGTGCAATTGGAAAGTGCTTCCGAGCTACACATAATTTCTGACAATGATGCATATATACAATCTAGTGGACAAATAAATGTATACGCAAACAATGATGTTGATATTGGATCAGAAAGTGATATTAATATTAATGGATCTACGTCTGTAAAAATTGGAAGTGCAAATGAAGTACATTTAATTTCAGATGGTATAATGTATCAACAATCTCTAGGAAACTTTAATGTCAATGCCGGGGGTAGTTATTTTGAAACAGCCGCAGAAATACATATGAATGGACCAACTGCGGCAACTGCTACGACACCTTCAGCACCTGATCAAACATCTGTGTTAGCAAGGCATACACTACCTAATAGACAATTTGGTACCTGGGGAAATGGTACAAAATTTAAAGCCACAGATCTTGTTACTATACTTCCAAGGGTACCTACACACGAACCATACGATCAACACGAAAACATTAATCCAACTCAGTATAGTTCCAGTAATTTAGATTTACAATTATCTGGTGGTCCGTTGTCTCAAATTTCAGGAGGACTAAAGGCTAGTATATCAGGAGTATATAATAGAAATCCAGCAGTAACAGGTACTCCTCCAACACCTACTGGTAACACGGAACAAGATAACATTGCGGCATTCCTATGGATGATTAGGGCCTGTGAAGGAACCGCAGAACTTTTAGGATATCAGGCACAATTTCCAAGCACACATTTTGCTATTGATAACCCTGATCTTCCTTGCTATCAGTTTAATGATCATCCTGGAACTGTACAAGTTGCTAATGGTCTAAGATCAAGTGCGGCAGGAGCATATCAATTCTTAATATCAACTTGGAAATCTTGTAAGAAAATTCTTGGATTATCTAATTTTAATCCTGCCAATCAAGATTCTGCTTGCATCTTATTGTTGGCTCAGAATAATTCATTAGACGATATCAAAGCAGGTAGATTTACAATTGCTGTTGAGAAAAATAAACGAACCTGGGCAAGTTTACCTGGAGCAAATTATCCAGGGCAAGGCACTAGGAGTGTTGCATTTACTCAACAAGTTTATAAACAAGCAGGAGGAACACTCGTAGCTTGATGCTCCGATAAATATCACTATGCCTTATAAAAATTTAGAAATTACAAATGCCGCAGTGGTATATCAGCAACCTACTCAACAAACTCATTTTTACAAAGGGTTTAGTTCAGTAGACGATACTAATACCGGATCTAGATTATACGATTTAGATCTAATCAAACAAGATATTATAAATCAATTTAATACAAAAAAAGGTAGTAGGGTTATGAATCCTACTTTTGGAAGCAGTGTGTGGGATTTGTTAATGGAACCGTTAACTGATCAAACACAAGATGCGTTAAGAGCTGATATTACAAAAATTTGTACCAGCGATCCTAGAGTAACTCCTATACAAATGGACCTAACAGAATATCCAAACGGATATGTACTTGAATTGACTTTATTGCTTAATGCTACTAATCAATCAACAAGTATGAAACTAACATTTGATCAGAGTATAGGACTAATTACACAATAAAGTACCTGGTTTATTTTAACAATAAATATGGTATAAACTAATAAAATATATGACTATTCCAGCAACCAATTCACAACTACTTGTCGCAGAAGATTGGCAAAAAATATACCAATCTTTTCCTAACGCCGAGTTTCAAAGTTATGATTTTGAAACATTAAGAAGAATAATGATTCAATATCTTCAAGAAAATTTTCCTGAAGATTTTAATGATTACATTGATAGTAGCGAATATATTGCATTAGTTGATCTTATTGCATTTCTTGGACAAAATTTAAGTTTTCGTGTAGATTTAAATGCACGTGAGAATTTCTTAGAAACAGCGCAACGTCGTGATAGTATTTTAAGATTAGCACAGTTGATTAGTTATATTCCTACACGTAATGTACCTGCTCAAGGTTTGCTAAAATTAACAGCAGTTTCAACAACTGATAATGTCTATGATTCTACAGGTGTTAATTTAGCTAATACAACAGTATCGTGGGATGATCCTACTAATGCAAATTGGTATGAACAAATAGTTAGTGTATTAAATTCATCTATGGAAGGTGGATTTAGTTTTGGAAAGCCGTATAATCGTCAAACAATAAATGGAATATTAACCGAGCAATATCGTATTAATAGTAGTAACACAGATATTCCTACATTTGGATTTCAAAAAAATATTAATGGCACATCGATGAATTTTGAAATAATTCCATCATCGATGTCTGGTGAAACTTCTATATATGAAGAACCACCTAAGCCTAAAAATACTTTTAGTTTCATTTATCAAAACGATAATCAAGGATCTAGTAGTGTTAACACTGGATTTTTTGTACAGTTTAAACAAGGACAAACTGGAGTATCTAATTTTTCTATTACAAATCCTGTTGCCAATGAGATTGTTGGTGTTAATGTTACAAATATAAATGACAACGATGTTTGGCTTTGGCAACTAGACCCTAGCGGTAACTACTCAACCTTGTGGACAAAAGTTCCTGCTGTAACTGGAAACAATATTATCTATAATAGTTTGAATGTTTCTGAACGAAACATTTATAGTGTGACTTCTAGAGATCAAGATCAAATTGATTTAAATTTTGCAGATGGTAGTTTTGGTAATTTGCCACAAGGACAATTTGTTTTATTTTATAGACAAAGTAATGGATTAACCTATACTGTTAAGCCTGAGCAAATGTCGGGGATTGTGATTACAGTTCCTTATGTTAATAAATCAGGACAAGCTCATTCGTTGACAATGACATTTGGTTTACAATATACAGTAAGCAATAGTGCTGGAACAGAATCAAATGCTAGTATACAAAGTAAAGCTCCTCAGGCGTATTATACACAAAACCGTATGGTAACTGCTGAAGATTACAATATTGCTCCGTTGACTTTAGGAAGTAACATTCTTAAAGTTAAAAGCATTGCTAGATCCAATAGCGGATTGAGTAGATATTTTGAATTAAGTGATGTGACAGGCAAATATAGTAGCACAAATATTTTTGCAACAGATGGTATACTTTATAAAAATACCAACGAACAAAATTTTGAATTTACATTTACAAATAAAAACGAAATATTTTCAGCAATTAAAACATATTTAGAACCAGTAGTTGCATCTCCAGCACTTCGTTCTTTTTATCTTGATGAATATATAAGACCGTCTTTGGAGAACTTAAATTTAACCTGGGTACAAGACAATAAAAATTCTAATCAAAGTAGCGGACATTTTACAGATTCTATTAGCCCAGTGAGCGTAGGTACATATACTTCTAGTAATTTAAAATATATTAGTGCTGGTGCGCTGGTTAAGTTTGTATCGCCCGCCGGAAAATACTTTAAACCAAACGGTACAATAGTTAATAATCCAGGTAGCAATACAATAGATTATATTTGGACCAAAGTTTATCAGGTAGTTGGTGATGGTTCTAATTCAGGCAGTGGTGCACTTGCTACAGGGGCAGGACCTATTGTTTTAACAGATGTAATTGCGTCCGGTGCAATTCCTAGTGAAGTTATTCCTACTTTTATTAATTCTTTTACATATACATTTGAAAATGAATTAGTAAGTCTTTGTCTAACACAAAGAAATTTTGGTCTTGCATTTGATCAAAATACTAGAACTTGGACCATTATTCAAGATACAAATATTGATTTGATAAATCCTTTTAGTCTTGCATTACAAGGTAACAACGATAATTCAAACAAAGATTCTAGTTGGTTAATTGCTTTTACCTGGACAGGAAATAGTTACAAAGTAAGATATAGACTTACAAATTATATTTTTGAAAGTGAACAACAAACATCATTCTTTATTGATCCTAACTCTGTCAATTATGATTATGTCAATAACACAGTAATTAAAGATAAAATCAATGTTCTATCTATTAATTCTTTGAACACCTCTACTAGTATAGGATTAGGAAAAGACTACCAATGGCAAATTGATAGTTCTATTTTAGAACCTGATGGATATGTTGAGCCTAAAAAAGTCCAAACAAGTTTTTACGATTATAATAGTTCAGGACAAATTCTTGATCCAGATTCATTTAATGTTATTGTTCAACCGCTGACTACGAGCACACAAACTTCATACAGAGACAAATTTGTTTATTTTCAAACATCGAGTAGTGGAGAAAGATATTCATTGGTTGATAGCGGAGAATTTTTAGCATATCCAACTGAAACAGAAGCTCAGGCAGATGCGCAAAACTATCCTCCTGCTGACGGGCAGTTATATTATTTTTATGATCCATCAATTAATGTTGTAAAAAGTTATTCAGCATCCGGAGCACTAACTGGAACACCTTGGACTTATCGATCTGAATATTTTGCATATCCAGGAAGAAGCGAATTAAAATTCCAATATGTTCATAATAGCGGGGAAGATCGTAGAATTGATCCAAGCAAGAGCAATATTATTGATGTTTATATGTTAACTGCGGATTATGATACTGCATTTAGAAACTGGTTAATCAATGGCGGAACACAACCACTAGCACCTACAAGTGCAACACTTGAACAAAATTATTCTTCTGCTCTTGAGCCAATAAAAACTATCAGCGATGAAATTGTTTTTCAACCTGTTCAATATAAAGTATTATTTGGCAGTTATGCAGATATAAATTTACAGGCAACTTTTAAAGCGGTTAGAAATTCTTCAAGAACAACTAGTGACAATGATCTTAAGAGCCGAATATTGATAGCCATTGAAGATTTCTTTGGGCTTCAAAATTGGGAGTTTGGTCAATCATTTTATTTTAGTGAACTAGCAACTTATGTTATGAATGTTATGACCCCTGATATAACAAATTTTGTTATAGTTCCTAATTCATCAAATAATTTTGGTAGTTTATACGAGGTTGCTTGTCAAAGCAACGAACTGTTTATCAACGGAGCAACCGTTAATGATATAACAATTATTGATGCTATTACAGCATCACAATTAAAAACAACAGCCATAGTTACAACTAGTGGAAGTTAAAAATGGCAGAAAAAATAATTAAATCAGTTGAATTACTTCCAGAATTTTTACAAACAACTAAAAATTCTAAATTCTTAGCTAGTACTATTGACCAGCTTATTCAAAAACCTCAGTTAGAGCGCATTGAAGGTTATATAGGATCTACAAATACTCCTACTTATACAGCAACAGATGTTTATATAACCGAAACGTTGCCATTACGTAGAGATTATCAATTAAATCCAGCATTAGTAGTTAAAGATATTAATGGAAATATCAATGATGTTGTTGCATTAGATGACTTAATAAATGAAATTAATTTGAATGGTGGATCTGCAGAAAATTTTGATAGAATATTTAGATCAGAATTTTATTCTTATGATCCTAGAATTGATTGGGATAAGTTTGTAAATTATCAAGAATATTATTGGCTAGTCAACGGACCAGATACAATTACAATTGAAACTACTGATTCGTCAACATTATACATTGATGTTGACCTTATTGGAAAAGCAACATACACATCTCCAAATGGTGTAACATTATCAAATGGAATGAAAATTCAGTTCGGTACAAATGTATCGCCGGAGTCATACCAAGGTCAAGAATATTTTGTTGAAGGTGTCGGAACATCTATAGTTTTAGTAGATTCTAGAAATTTAACCAGCAATGAAACATTTTCAACTGTGTTTAGTGAAACATTTGATTCAGTTCCATTCGATGAGTATCCATTTGATGGGTATAAACAATTACCTATAAATCCTGAATATATTACAATTAATAGAGCAAGTCCAGATTTAAATCCTTGGTCTAGATATAATCGTTGGGTACACAAAGACATTATTACCACAAGTGCATTGTTAACAGGACAGCAACCGGTCTACCCTACTAATATGCGAGCCAAACGACCAATCATAGAGTTTGCGGCAGGGATGCAACTTTATAATTTTGGATCAAAAGGAATTGGTAATGTTGATCTTATTGACAGCAAAACTACCAATGCATTTAATACTGTAGAAGGTTCTGCAGGATATTATATAGATGGTGTATTACTAGAACAAGGTCATAAAGTAATTTTTACTGCTGACACAGATAGTCTAATAAGAAACAATATATATGAAGTTGTATTTGTTGATATTGCTGGACAACTAAGATTAACTTTACAAAAAGTTGAAACTCCTTCTGCTGGATCAGTAATTGGAGTTAATCTTGGAACAAAATATGCTGGTACAAGTTGGTGGTATGATGGAACCAACTGGAATTATTCTCAGCAACATACTTCATTAAATCAAGCACCATTGTTTGATTTATTTGATGACTTAGGAAATAGTTATAGTGATACTAGGTATTACTCTAGTAACTTTAAAGGAAGTCAAATATTTGGATATAGTATTGGCTCTGGTACTGCTGATTTAGTGTTAGGCTTTCCTTTACAATATAGAAATAGTGTAGGAGTTGGAACATATCTGTTTAATAATTATTTTATGACAGACACTATCACTATTTCTACTACAAATCAAACTGTAGAAACTATATCAACTGGTATTACATATTTTAAAATAAATGATCAATATTTCAATGTATGGAAAGAAGCCGTTGAATATCCTATACCTGTATTAACTAGTTTATTAACAACTGCAACCTCTGAACAATCGTATTATGAAACACCATTGGGCCTTACAAACAATCCGTTAAATGGTCCCATACCTGCATTTACACTCAGCGAAATTACAGATCACGTTAGCACTATGGCTGATCGAGATCCTGATTTTATTGGAGTAGTTCCTGGGGATAATAATTTAAGAGATTTGGCTGATCCTTCTAGTTACGGTACTCGATTCATATCTAATATAAATCCAATTGCATTTGCTCATCTTTTCATAGGAAAAAAAGAGCATAGTGTCGTGGATGCTGTGACCAAAGTTGCTGATCAATATAATCAATACAAATTATCATTCCTAAGAAAAATTTCTAATCTTGATATTCAAACAGACCCGATAACAGCAGTTGATACAGCATTAACTGAAATTAATTTTGAAAAAGATTTATTGTCTCCTTACTATCTATCAGATATGATAGCATATGGTACTGACAAAATTACTAAAACCTGGACTGTTACTAACACCAATAGTAAAATATTTCCTATAACATCAGATTATAATCCTAATGCGTTAACATTAAGATCAGTATTGGTATATCTAAATGGAATTCAATTAATAAGAGACAGAGATTATCAATTTATTGTTGCAGATGCATCAGTTGAAATTCTTGTAGATATTGCAATTGGTGATACAATTGTAATAAATGATTATACAGATACAAAAGGATCTTTTGTTCCTCCTACTCCTTCAAAACTAGGATTGTATCCAAAATTTACTCCTAGCATTTATGTTGACAATACTTATGTAACACCTACCACTGTGATACAAGGTCACGATGGTAGTATTATGGTTGCATATAATGATTATAGAGATCTCATTATATTAGAGTTTGAAACTAGAATCTACAATAACATAAAAGCAGAATATAGATCAGAATTATTAGATATTAATTCAGTTCTTCCTGGTGCATTTAGGAATAACGATTACACTCAAGATGAAATCAAACAAATTTTAGTAAAAGAATTTATTAAATGGACAGGTCTTTATAATGTTGATTATGTAACCAACACAGCATTTAATGAGACAAATCCTTTTACCTGGAACTACACTGAGAGTTATAACAACACGTTAAGTATTCCATTAACAGGTAGTTGGAGAGCAATATACAAACATTTCTATGATACTGACAGACCAGATACTTGTCCTTGGGAAATGTTAGGATTTTCTGAAGAGCCAGAGTGGTGGACCAGTGAATACGGTCCTGCTCCTTATACATCAGGAAATGATATCCTATGGGGCGATCTTGAACAAGGTATTATTAAACAAGGATCCGGAGCAGGAGTAAATTCAATCTATGCTCGTCCACAACTAAGTCAGTTATTGCCAGTTGATGATAGCGGAAAGTTAGTTGATCCTACAGTATTGTTGGCATCAGACATTACTCCTTATAGCAGAAGACAGCCTTGGGTATTTGGTGATCAGGGCGCGGCAGAAACTGCGTGGAGACGCAGTAGTTATTGGCCATTTGTTGTACAAAAATTAATGGCATTAACTAAATCTGCTACATATGCATCATTGATGTATGATCCGATTAGAATCAATAAAAATATTGCAGGTCAATGGACATATGGCTCTAATTATGAATTTTTAAATTTACAAAATGTTTATATTCAAGGACCAAATAATACATTAACCAGTGGTTATAGCGTTTTTGTTAGTGAAGTGGGTCGCCAGCGTACAGGAAATTATGATACAGAATTACAAAGTGATTTAAGTAACCTAACATTTAATTTATTTTATAAAGTAGGTGGATTTGTTAACAAATCTAAAATACAAATTATTATAGATGCTATTGATCCTACAAGCACAAGTCCTGGAGCATTGTTAAATGCTGAAGATTATAATTTAATTCTTAATGTAAGCAATCCTATTAAATCATCAGCAATATCAGGAGTCATTGTACAAAAAAACAATGGAAAATTACTTGTTAGAGGGTTTGATACATCGTCTCCTTACTTTACAGTATACGGAGTAATTCGAAATTCTAATGCCTCATCTATCACAGTTGGCGGTATATCATCATCCTATGTAAATTGGGCAGAAAGTTCAACTACAGGTCAAACAGGTTTATCAGCAGTCGATACAACCACTGCAAATGCGGCAATAGCAGGAACATTTTATCAACAAGGACAAATTGTTAAGTATAAAAATTCTTTTTATCGTGTAACAACTAGTCACAGGAGTACTGAAAGTTTTAATCCTGCATACTTCCAAATATTGCCAGGATTACCAACAACAGGTGGAGCAACTGTAAAAACAGCAACAAAATTTGATGGAGTAGCAGTTAATATTCCATACGGGACAGAGTTTAATACGATTCAAGAAGTCTATGATGTGATACTTGGTTACGGTGCGTGGTTAGAAGATCAAGGATTTATTTTTGATGAGTATAACACCGATTTACAAACAGTATTAAATTGGGATTTTACTGGCAAAGAATTTTTGTACTGGACTACCCAAAATTGGGCAAATGGAAGTATTGTAGCATTAAGTCCATTTGCTGATCAAATTAAATTTCAATTGGCAAATTCTGTAGTTGATAATATTTTTAATAGTTTTTATGATTACAGTATATTAAAAGCCAATGCCGTTGCGTTCCCTCAAAAGGCATTGTCTATTTCTAGAGATAATGGAATTTGTACAATTAAAACACTCAATTCAACTGACGGAATTTTCTTTGCCAAGTTGAATAGTGTACAAAAAGAACACGCTATCATATTCAATAATGCAACATTGTTTAATGATACTATATATGATATTCAATCTGGATACCGCCAACATAGAATGAAATTGGTTGGATTTAGAACAGCAAACTGGAATGGAGATTACTTCAGTCCGGGGTTTGTTTATGATTCTGCTATTATTTCTGATTGGAAAACTTATACAGATTACAACGCAGGTGATGTTGTTAGATTTAATGGTAATTATTACTCAGCAAATACTAATTTAGTTGGTACAACTTCTTTTGAATTCTCAAGTTGGACAGTGTTGGGATCAAAACCAGTTGCCGCATTATTACCAAACTTTGATTATAAAATTAATCAGTTTGAAGATTTTTATAGTTTAGATATTGATAACTTTGATGCTGGTCAACAACAAATGGCACAGCATCTAACAGGATATACTCCTCGTACATACCTAAACAATATTTTTACAGATCCTATTGCACAATATAAATTCTATCAAGGGTTTATTAGAGAAAAGGGAACTAAAAACGCAATTAGTAAATTAGCCAAGGCCACAATACATAATCTACAAGGACAAATAGATTATAGAGAAGAATGGGCATTCCGTGTTGGATATTACGGATCATTTGAAACATTTAAAGAATTAGAAGTACCATTAATAGAAGGAACTTTTGCAGATAATCCGCAAACAATTAATTTTGTTGATTCTGTGCCTGTACCTCCTGCAGAGTTGATTAATTATAGTTTACCTAGTGATTTAGTTATAACTCCTTCAAATTATCAATCATCTGCCACGTTTGTAACAACATCAGATATAGATGTAATGCAATTAAACACAGCAGGATATGCTAGATTTGATGATGTTAATTTAACTTCGTTTACTGAAGATGGATTGTTAACTTTTACAACTACTAATTCTATCAGCGAAGGTAGTATTATTTGGGTTGCAAATAAAAATAATAACGATTGGGATGTTTTAAGATATACGTTATCTCCCTCAAGAATTATAAGTATGACTCCTGATCCAATAGTAAATGATCAACTTAATTTTGTCACAGATGGTATTCACGGTTTATCAGCAGGTGATATTATTTCTGTCAGCGAATTTGACAGTACAATGGACGGAATATATAAAATATCTTCGGTTCCGTCATTGAGTGAATTTAGTATTACTAGTACATCTACCGTTGCCATCTCTCAATTAATACCATCTAATCCTGGATTGTTGTTTACATTTCCTAGCGTTAGATACGATGGGTTTGATTCGTTGCCCGACGATAAAAACTTATTATCTTTAGAAGAAAATTCTAAAGTATGGGTCGATGATGATGGCACCGGACATTGGGCAGTGTATGAAAAAATTAAAAATTATAACGATTATGCTGTAACAGGATCTACGTCCCCAGTTGACCAACGATTAGGTTGGAGTATTAGTAATAGAAAAAATTCTGATATTTTCTTAGTTGGTAGTCCTGGATTTGTAAGTTCTAATAATACTGGAAGTGTATTTGTGTACAGTGAAGTTCCGTACTCTGTTAACGAAAAATTTAGATACGGTATTAATTCTAATAACACATATCATCACGGTTCAGATACAGGATTTGGATGGTCTGTTGCTTATGATGAACAAGAATTTAATAATACAGGATATGGATTATTATTTGCAGGTGCTCCATTAACTGATAGAATATTATCCAATGATGCTCCTGGTGGGTTAAGGTTTGCTAGTTCTACAGGTACTACTTCTACATATGTGCAAGAAGGTCTTGTAAAAATTAGTAGTATTTCTCCTATACTAGTTGAAGAAAATACAGAAAAAGTATTATTAAGTCCTAATCCATCAAACTATGAACGTTTCGGAAGTAGTATATATCAGGCAAATACAGATCAAGGCAAACTGCTATTAGTAGGTGCTACACAAGCATCTGGTACAGGTGTAGGTTCTGTGTATTCATACTGGATGACGACTACTGGTGGTAATATTAATATTGCTTATAATGGAATATTATCAGCAACTGGAGTATCAGCAGGAAGTCAATGGGGATATACAATTAGTGGTTCTAATAATGCAGAGATAATTGCAGTAGGTGCTCCTGGTTATTCTAATAGAACAGGCCTAGTAAATATCTTCACAGGCACAGCTACTAATTACCTCCAAACGATTAATAGTCCTTTTGGCAAATATGCAAAGTTTGGCGAATCTATTTCTGTAAGTTCAACTGGTGACTATCTGTTTATTTCTGCACCGGAAGCAAGAGGCGACGATCAATCATATGGTAAAGTTGCTGTATATAATATGTCTTCTGGCACATATTCATTGATACAAATTATCAATAATCCTGTAGCAGGAGTAGGAATGAAATTTGGCCAATCTCTAGGAATAAGTCCTAACACAAATGAATTGGTAATTTCTGCAATAGGTACAAATAGACATATTTCTGATACATTTGACAGATACTCTGTGTTGCTAGGAAACTATGTAAACGACTCAAACAGCGAATACAGTGATTCTCAAACTACATTTGATCTAGGATCAACATCTTTCTTTGATGATGTTATATATTCTGGTACGACTTATGTTTATAATAAGAAGGCAAATTTATTCAAACTTGCTGATGAATTAACTCCTGTTGATACAAATACTGGAACTAATTTTGGTTTCAGTGTTTCTGTAAATGCAAATAGCATTTATGTAGGAGCTCCTGCTTATAAAAATAATACAAATCCAGATACTGCTACAAGTGCATTCTATCAATTTTATAAAATCAATACAGGTACTCAAAGCTGGAGTTTAATTAGATCTCAAGACGATTTAGTAGTAACAGATACAATACAAAAAGTTTCTTTAATTGATGCATTCAATGAAGAACTTGTTGATTATCTTGAAGTTATAGATCCTGTAAAAGGAAAAATTTCAGGACTAGCAGAACAAGAATTAAAATATCGTTCTTCTTTTGACCCTGCTGTTTATTCATTAGGTACAAGTGCTACAGTCAACGATACTAATACAAATTGGTCCAACGAGCAAGTTGGAGAGCTATGGTGGGATTTATCAATAGCCAAATATGTATGGTACGAACAAGGTGAAGTAGAATACCGTAAAAATAATTGGGGTAAATTATTTCCAGGTTCGAGTATTGATGTATATGAATGGGTTGAATCAACAATACTACCTAGTCAATGGGCTAGCCTAGCAGATACCGCTGTTGGGTTAAGCAATGGTATTAGTGGACAACCTAAATATCCAAATAACGATGTTGTTGCAGTTAAACAAATTTATAATCCATTAAGTGATTCATTTACAAATTATTATTACTTCTGGGTAAAAAATAAAACAACTGTTCCTAATGTAAAAAATAGAAGAATATCTGCGTTTGATGTTGCAGAAATAATTACCAATCCTAAATCATATGGATTAATGTATATTTCTGCATTATCTAGAGATGCAGTCGGAGTTGCTAATGTTGGAAACTTATTGGTTGATGATAGAATACATTTAAACATCACATCAGATGTTATTGATAATACAATTCCTCGTCATACTGAATGGTTGCTGTTACAAGAAGGGTCAGCAGAAAGTGTACCTAACACATTACTAGAGAAAAAACTTATAGATAGTTTAATAGGTCATGATAGCCTGGGAAATCTTGTACCTGATCCTGCACTGTCTGAAAGAGCAAAATATGGTATTGGTATTAGACCAAGACAGACTTTGTTTAAAAATAGATATTCTGCACTAAGAAATATTATTGAATTTGTAAACAATGTGTTGGTCGATCAGAGAATTACAGGTAATTACAGTTTTGTAAATCTTAATAAACAAGAACAAATTCCCGATGTAACAACTCAAGAATATGATCAATCGGTTGAAGATAACGAAGCATTATTATTAATTGATACACAATTATTTGCCACAGCACAATTATCTTGTACTGTAGAAAATGGTAAAATAACCAGTGTTACAATTAATAATCCAGGATATGGATATAAAATTAGTCCTACAGTTTCTATCAACGGTAGTACGGTTGCATCTATTAGTACAACAATTGATGCAAATGGGCGTGTTGTTTCTGTTAACATTGAGAATGCTGGTAGTGGTTTTACAGTTCCTCCTGAGTTAACAGTAAGACCTTATACTGTTATTGTACAGGCCGATTCTACCTATAACGGTAAATGGACTAAATTTATATTTGACACAGATTTTAAAACTTGGGTAAGATCACATACTCAGGCTTATAATACAACTTTATATTGGAATTATATTGATTGGGTTGATTCTTCATATAATCCTTTTGTAGATATTGCATATACAATAGATGAATTATACGAGCTTAATGAAATAACTGTATCTACTGGACAATATGTTAAAGTTAAAAATGCAGGATTAGGTTATTATGTTATATTAGAAAAAATAGATACTGGCAACGGAACATTTGATTCTGATTATAATATTGTTTATTCTCAAAATGGAACAATAGAGTTGTCATCTAATTTATGGGACATTAGAAATACAAATCTTGCTTATGATGAAAATACCTACGATCAAACATTGTATGATCAAACTCCTGATGCTGAATTATTGTATATTTTAACAGCATTGAAACAAGATTTATTTGTAAATGACTTAAAAGTTAATTGGAATTTATTATTCTTCAGAGCAGTTAAGTATGCACTATCAGAACAGAAATTATTAGACTGGGCATTTAAAACATCATTTATCAATGTTACAAATTATGCTGGTGGGTTGGATCAACGATTGGTATACAAATTACAGAACAGTAGTTATTATGAAGATTATGTAAATGAAGTTAAACCTTATCATACGCAGATAAGAACATTTACTACTAATTATACATTAACAGATCCTAGTGGATCATTTATAACTGATTTTGATTTACCTGCAATATATGATAAATCTTCTGACAAGTTTATAACAGTAGATACAAGTAGTTCATATATTTCTCAATATCCTTGGAAATCCTGGGCAGATAATTACTCTGATTTTGTGTCTGAAATATCATTAGGAAATTCAGGAGCAGGATATACCGAAGCTCCGCAGATAATTATTTCTGATCCAGATCTTGAAGGAGGTACTACTGCTACTGCCGAAGCATATGTAAGCTCCGGTGCAATTTCTCAAATTCGAGTAATTAATTCAGGTAGCGGATACATAACCACACCCAAGGTTAGTATATTAGGTGGCGGATCAGTTATAACTACTGCAACAGCGTATCCATACATTGCAAATAACAAAGTAAGATCTACTACAATTGGATTAAAATTTGACAGAACTAGCAAAGTATCACAGGCTGGAAATGTCGTAACATCTGATAGTTTTAATTGTAATGGCACAGATTCGGAGTTTTCATTAACTTGGTTAGCCGAGTTAGATAAATCTAAGATTGTGGTTACTCTTGACAGATCATTGATATTAAATTCTGATTATACAATTAAAAATTATGTAAAAACTTATAATGGTTATGCAAAACATTATAGTAAAATTTCATTCTTAAATTATGTTCCTAAGTTAGGACAGGTATTATCAGTTACCTATAATAAAAGTCAAAGTGTGTTAAATGCTGTTGACAGAATAGAAAATTATTATACAGCTACATCTGGTATGCCAGGCCTAGATTTAGGACAACTAATGACCGGAATTGATTATCCTAAAACTAGAATAACAGGATTGATGTTTGATTACACTACCCAATGGGATATCAATGGTTATGATACAGCATTGTGGGATGACAATTTTGGATTCTATACAGTTACAACGTCGACTAACAGATCCTATAATACTACAGGTACTTCATCAACTATTAAATTATCGGATATATCAGGAGTTACAATTGGACAAAGTGTAGCAGTAATAAGCACCACATCTAATGTGTTTAGTGGAACTAATCCTAAAGTTGTAGGTGTAGATCCAATCACAAATGTAGTTACAATTAATACTACCACAGTTAATGTTATAAGCACAGGTTCTGTAATAGAATTTTGGAGTTATAATACCGATTCTAGTGTATTAGACAGTTCAATAAGAGGTGGCGATTTAGGATATACAACTGCATTAGGAATTAATCCATCTGATATTATCATCGATGGTGATGGATTCTTAACACCTAACACGAGCTATGCTCCAGAAGAAATGGTGCCTGGAGAAGTTGTTGAAAGTTTAGGCATTAATGTATACACAAAGAGTCCACAAGCGTCTCCAGTTATAGTATCATCATATATTGATGTAGTAGCAGGATCGACTACGACTAGAGTTATGAGTGTTGTTCCTCCAAATAGTGCCAGCGTTATGGTTACATATAATGGAACAATTTTTAGCTATACTGCAACAAATATAACTTCGTCGACAATGTATAACATTAATTGGGATCTAAACGAATTAATTATTCCTCCACAACCTGTGTCGGGAAAATTAGGTTATACTATAGTAACTATAGGTAGCAATAGCACTGAAAATCAAACAGGATTAACAGACTCTCAAAGCATAGTAACTGACCAAACTACAATTGAAATACAAAGTATATCTGGTGTTAATACAGTTAAGACTGCTTATGTAACAGTTAACGGTCAATCTATATCCGCTGTAACTACATCATCAAATTATGGATACGTATTGACTTCAGCAAATAATAACAATCGTAGAGCGGCTGTTATTGTTTATAATTTACCAGATGGTGAAAACAGAGTTAGTGTTTGGTTCTTTGGTACTGATCATAAAACATTTAATGAAATTAACGAACAGATTATTAAAATTAATACACTATCTACTGCTACTGTATATACAGAATTTCCAATAGCATTAACTCAACCTCCAGGCAATATTAAACCTGAAGTAGCCAATGCAATTGTTGATTTTGCTGATAGTAATGGTAGAAAATTATTAGTTCCTCCGCACATCGATTACTATCAGGTGTATGATAGAAATACAAATACATTCCAAATAACTGATACTGTAGGATATAATGGAGATACCAATGATTTTGGATTAGAAAATGTGCGTGCATACATTAACGGGCAGGAATTATTAAGAGGATTTGATTTCTCGGTAAATTCCACTGGCCTTGTTACTATAATACAACCAGTACTAAATCCGGGTGATGTTGTAGCAATTTTGTATAAATCATCTTCACCATCTTATCCTACTACAAATCTTCCTAGACAAGATTATGAATATGATATTATTGGAAACAATCTTTTATTATGTGCGCCCCCTACATATTCTAATTATTTTGGATGGAATACCAATTGGAGTGGCGAGATTAGAGTTATAACATATACCGATCAAGACGATATGTTAATGAGAACAGAAAAATTCTTTGGAAATTCAAATCATAGATTTAAAATTAGTCGTCCAGTGTTAGATGAAAATTATATATGGGTAAGTCTAAATGGTATACCTTTGGTTAATTTTGTTGATTTTGAAATTTTAGATGACAGTGTTACTGTCCAAATATCTGATAAATTTACAATTGGAGCTAAAGATCAAATTGTAATTAGAACATTTAATAGTACTGATTTGTCCACCACGGTATTGGGTTATAGAATATTCAATGATTTGTTTAATAGAACACAATTTAAACGTTTGAGTAAACAAAACACTACCTATCTAACTAGTCCATTATTTTTTACAGATACAGAAATAAATGTTGCTGATGCAACAGTATTAACACAACCAATTGTTGATAAAAATATTCCTGGTGTTGTAATTATTGATGGAGAAAGAATTGAGTTTTTTAAAGTCAATGGTAATATATTAGGACAACTTCGTAGAAGTACATTAGGTACTGCACCTAAATTCTATAGTCAAGAAAATACAAAAGTTATTGATCAAGGAACTGATCAAACAGTTCCTTACAGTGAAACAATTCTTGTACAAAATACATTAACAACAACAAGTACAGTCTATACAATTTCAACAAATAGTAATATAGTTCAATATTATACAGGCTTAGCAAATACAGCAACATTTGTAAATAGTGGAATAACATTATCTACCATAGTAAATGCTACTGATCAAATTAGTGTTTATTATGGAGGCAGATTGCTAAACAAAGAAGGAACGTATCATCAAGACATCTCAGTTTCATATGATAGTCCTGCAATAAGCTCAGTTGGATTTGTAGATAACATAACTTCTTTGCCAGTTACTGGAATATTAAATACTTCATATATTGTTACAGCAACAAATGAAGTATGGGTATTTGAAAATTCTAAGGAAGAAAATTCATTTAGAGGATACGTATACAAAGGATTGAAGTATCAACCTCCTGAGTTTACTGTTAATACATCTACTCAGCAAATTACATTAAATATTCCTGAAGGTGTCTACCCAGACATAAAATTAACTGTGGTAAAACGTCAGGTTGAAAGATCGTCAGTTTGGAATACAGAAGTTAACAGTACTAAAACATTATCGTTAATAGATAGTGATACTTTACAGGCTGTATTTTTACAGGATAGTCCTGCTGAATTGCCAGATAATTATTATTACGGAGGTGATCCTGCACTTGAAGATGATACAGGAATTGCTATTATAGATCAATCAGGATCTCCATTAGAAGGATAAAGAAATGTCAAATATTAATCAATTACCAACGCTTAGTACTGCTACCAGTGAAACATATTTTATGGTGGTCGATAATAGATTGGCCAAACGTTTACCCGCATTTTCAGTTGGACAAGGACCACAAGGACCGACTGGTCCACAGGGTGCTCCTGGTATAGGTACAAATGGAGCAACAGGTCCAACAGGGCCAGTAAGCACAGTTCCGGGACCTACTGGACCAACTGGGCAAGGAGTAACTGGTCCCACTGGATCGCCGAGTAATGTACCAGGTCCCACTGGAGCAACTGGACCAACTGGACAAGGGGCAATTGGTCCCACCGGATCACCGAGTAATGTACCAGGTCCCACTGGAGCAACTGGAGCACAGGGTGCGACTGGCCCAAGTGGCGGTCCTCCTGGTCCACAAGGACCTACAGGACCTACTGGTATTGGAGCAACAGGACCCACAGGCGCAAGTTCAGTAGGCCCAACTGGTCCACTAGGCCCCACTGGCCCTCAAAGTAATGTTGCTGGTCCGACTGGTCCACAAGGGGTGTTGGGTCCAACTGGAGCTACTGGACCGGGTGTTGCGGCAGTATATGTACCTGCTAGTAGTACCAGCACAGGTGTAGTAGGAAATGTTGCCTATGACAGTAATTTTGTCTATATATGTGTTGCTCCTAACACCTGGCGAAGAGCTTTTGTATCCACATTCTAATACAGCATAAATATCATTATGAAAGAAAGAGACACCATGAACAAGCCAAACGAACAAGGAAATATAAGAGTTAAAGGTCATATTAAGATCTTTGATCCTGTATCTAAAGAAGTATTCATTGATAAATCTAATGCCATACACTACGAAAACTTTTCAGTAGCGTTAGCACGTAGTTTAAGCAATCAAGGTTACGGTACTATTGCTGAAATGGCGTTTGGCAATGGTGGGACTCGAGTAGATGAAACTGGAATTATCACGTACTTAACACCTAATACAGTTGGTATTAATTCTACATTGTACAATGAAACTTACAGTAAAATCATTGATCCAACACAACCATCTAGTTTAGATCCTGCTAGGAATTTTATGGATGTTCGACACGTATTAGGAACAGCATACACAGATATTTTAGTAAGTTGTTTGTTAGATTTTGGCGAGCCAAGTGGACAAGCGGCATTTGATAATGCAACAAACACAGACGGAACATATGTATTTGATGAACTAGGTCTGCGAGCATACAGTCCAGACGGTCCAGGTATGGGAGATTTGTTAACTCACGTTATTTTTCACCCTGTACAAAAATCATTAAATCGTATGATACAAATAGATTATACAGTAAGAATTCAAAGTCTTACTAACGGGATGTAATTATGAGTTATACATTACAACATTCTGATCCTGGTAATGGAACAATAACAGTTCCTGATATGCCACCTGGCATTAATACAGTAGATACCAGTTTAAATTTAATTGGTAGAGGATATCCTAATTACGGTATTAAAACTGCTGAAAATTTTTTACATTTATTAGAAAATTTTGCAGGTCCGACGCCCGGTCCTACTAATCCTATACAAGGACAACTTTGGTTTGATAATAGTACTAATACTTTAAAAGTAAATGATGGTACAAATTGGACTCCAGTAAGCGGTCAGTATATCGGCGGCACAGAACCAACAACAGGTAAAACTGGTGACTTATGGTGGGATACTACCGCAAGTCAATTGAAAGTATATAATGGTACAGGATGGACTATTGTAGGTCCAATTGGCAATGGTACAACTGGTCCTGTATCTGAACAGATAACTGCGGACGATGGTAGTTCATATTGGGTTATTAAAAATTTTGTAAACAATACTTGTGTTTCTATCGTTTCTGATCAGGCGTTTACACCTAATCCTGTACTAACTGGATTTACAAATGGAATAAATGCAGGAGTTAATCTTACAACTAATAATACAGCGAAATTTGTAGGAACTGCTGTAAATGCAGACAGCCTTGGTGGAAAAACAGCAACAAGTTATTTGTTAAAGAATGATCCTGCAGGCCAAATAATAACAGGAAAAGTTGTTTATCAAACATCAGTTACTAATAATCCCGAAGGTAATAATGGAGTTGTTATACAATCAGCCGGTGGTGTATCGTCGGAGTACGTTCAATTTTATAAAAAAGATAGTGATGCTATTGTTGCTAATAATGTACAAGGCGGAAAAATAGTTTTTAAAACCAAAGGAATAACAGATACAACTTTAGTTGATACTATTTCTATTGAAAAAACATCAGTTAGTATAGCTAATACATTAACTGTAAATGGGAATGTAATTATATCAAACCCTGTTGTTCCTTCTAGTGCAACTGATATAGGTACAACAGGACAAATTGCGTGGGATTCAAACTATGTCTATATTTGTATAGCAACAAATACTTGGAAAAGATCTCCGTTAAACACTTGGTAAAATAAAATGGCATACACAATATTAAACACAGATGGAACATTATTGGTTTTATTACCAGATGGGACTATTGATCAAAGCACAACAAGTTTAACACTTATTGGTAAAAACTATAGTGGATTCGGACAATACTACAATGAAAATTTAATTACATTGTTGGCAAATTCTGCAAACACATCAGATGTACCACCGATTAGTCCTATTACAGGACAACTATGGTACGATACTACTAATAAAAAATTAAAAATTTATGATGGAATATTTAAACCGATCAATGGTGCTATAGTATCTAATGTACAACCATCGATGGCGGCAGGTGACATATGGTGGGATACCACAAATCAACAATTAAAATTGTATGACGGAGCAAACGCACAAACTATTGGACCAGCATTTCCTAATAGTGTTGGATCAAACGGATGGGTATTACCCGGTGTAAAAATACAAGATAACGGAGGTAATAATCAAAACGTTACTCTATTGAATAGTTTTGATACTACAATAGGATACATTACTACTTCGTCTTTTAATGTTAATGCTTCATCTAATTATGATTATATAACTCCCGGTACAACAACTTCTACAGTTGCAGGATTAACAATTTTAGGTGACATACAATATTCTGGAAAGATTTTAAACAACTATCTTTCAATGAACATCGAAATGACAACGTTGGTAAACTCACCAAACAGTCAAGATTTATCTGGTTTATCATATAACGATTTAACTTATCAAAATAGTTTAATAGCATCTGTATTAGATGCTATGTTCCCTGTAAATACTTCTACAAATTCTGTATCTAATTTATATAATTCTGATTCTGTTGAAGTAGGAGTTCCTGTACGTAGTCAAGCAAGGGTACTATGTTCGTCGAGTACACAACCTGGAAAATATCAGGTAAGGGTTTTTGAAGCAGGAATAAGTGTAGGAGTTGGAAGATGGGCTGATAAGGTAATATCTTCTAATACTACTACAAATATATTGTACGATTTTAATAGATAATAAGGAAAATGAAATGGGGACAAATTATTCAGGATTGGTAGAACCTTATGTTGCTGACAAAATTTATCCAGATGGAACAGTTGTTACATTTGGTGGTAAAAATGATGTTACAAAAACCTCAGAAGGCGATCGAGGCATTGGAGTTATGGTAACTACTCCTACTGGTCCTGGTGTTCTTATTAAAGGAACTGCTTTACTACTAGCAGTTGGAGATGTACAAAAAGGTGATAGACTAGTAGCCACAGATGACGGTTTTGCCCGAGTTACACCCCCTGGACATCCTGACGTTTTTGCTATTGCACTAGGAGTAGGAAAATCTCAAAAAGTATGGGGAAGTGATCCTATACAAGCGTTGATACTATAAAATAAAATTATGCCATATACACTCACCAAAACAAACGGAACAACACTTGCTGTTATACAGGATGCATCTGTAGATACAACTACAAATTTAACCTTTGTAGGAAAAAATTATTCAGGATACGGACAGGTAATTGATGAAAATTTTGTAAAATTATTAGAAAATTTTTCTAATAATTCAGCTCCTACAAAACCGTTACAGGGACAACTTTGGTTTGACAACACTCCATCAATTGGACAATTAAAACTTTGTTATGATGGTGCAAATTTTAAAGGATTAGCATCTATTAGAGTTCAATCTAATACACCTGATTCGTCGGTTGCAGGAGATTTATGGTGGGATAATTCCTATTTAAGATTATTCAACGGATCAGCGTACACAATAATCGGACCATCTCAAAGTGCATCTTCACGATCATCTTGGGTATTTGAAGAAGATATTGGTCAACAAGATTCAGGAAATACTTCTTACCCTATTATCAAAGGTGAAGTTGGAGGAATTCCTATTGTTACTATAACAAAATTAGGAACGACATTAGATAATACAGGTGGAGCACTTGTACCTCAAACTACATCAAATCTTTATACTAATTTTTCAAATGGTGTAATAAAAGGTATAACATTAGCAGGTTGTGATTCTAATGGATCATCCAAATCTGCCGGATACTATTTTTGGGGAACAGCATCTGAATCGTTAAATTCAAGTGGATTGAATTTAACACAGGTATCCGACAACACTAATTATTATATTACATTTGCATCCGGATCATCTGGTAATCAAACTGTTAACGCAAATTCTACATTTACATTTAACCCATCGACTGGTGTAGTTAATGCTACTGCTACAGCAGCCTATTATGCAGATTTGGCAGAACGTTATGAAGCAGATGCTGTATATGAGGAAGGCACTGTATTGGTAATTGGTGGTGAAAAAGAAGTTACAACCACCAATCAATTTGCTGATACAAGGGTAGCGGGCATAGTAAGTAAAACCCCGGCATATATGATGAATTCTGCCGCCGGATCTGACGAAACTCACCCTTATATTGCATTAAAAGGTCGTGTTCCTTGCAAAGTATTAGGCTATGTTAAAAAAGGTGATCTAATTGTAACAAGTAGTACACCTGGATATGGATGCGCCGCTAGTTCTGTATCTGCAGGAGCAGTAATAGGAAAAGCCCTAGGATCACAATCCGAGGGCCTTGGAATTATTGAAGTTCTTGTAGTTTAAACTGCCATTGGTGCTTTAATAGCTTCGTGACTTTCATATTCTACTAACTCTATATCCTGCATATCAAAATCGGTTATTACATCAATTTCTGGATTTAAATTTAACGTAGGCAGTGGCAACGGCTTACGTGCCAATTGTTCATTGACCTGATCAAAATGATTATTATAGATATGTGCATCACCGATTGTAATAATTAAATCACCTACTTCTAAATTACATACCTGTGCTATCATATGTGTGAATAACGCATAAGAAGCAATATTAAACGGCACTCCCAAAAACATATCGGCACTACGCTGATACATCTGACAACTTAGTCTACCATTGGAAACATAAAATTGTGCCATCATATGGCAAGGAGGCAATGCCATTAAATCAATTTCACCTGGATTCCAAGCAGTAATAATATGTCTACGACTGTATGGATCATCCTTGATACCGTTTATTAATTCGATTAACTGATCGTGATTTTGAAGAACAACTTTGTTAACACGAATCAATGGTTTACGCCACCGTCTCCATTGTACTCCATAAACACGACCTAGGTCGCCGGGGTGTCTCTGTAAACGTTTTTGTACCCAATATGGAGCAGTAGCATTGTCAGACCATATAGTTTTTTTATCAGAATAACGTTCACCGTGTAAAATTTCTTTTAAACGATTCTCATCACCTGACCCTTCTATAAACCAAAGCAGTTCGCTAACAACTGCTTTCCACGCAAGTTTTTTTGTAGTAATTGCTGGAAAGCCTTCTGTTAAATCAAAACGCATTTGAAGACCAAATATACTGCGAGTACCAGTTCCTGTTCGATCAGGACGATCCTCACCGTTGTCTAAAATATTTTGTAATGCGTCTAAATACGCCTGCTCTGGATGTGACATTAATCTACTTCAACCTCTGGAACTTTTTTCTTGCTTTTTGGTGGATCTAATGCATCGGCCTGTTTTCGTAATTGCTGAGCCTGTTTAAATAATGCATCTGCCTTTGAACGAAGTTCTGCAGGAGTTAAATTATCTGTTGATTCTTCGACTACTGGCTCCGCGGCCTTTTTAGCTTTTGGATTAGGTTTAGACCCATCGGTAACTGCTAGGTCTTCTACTGACACACCTTTTTGTTCTGCAATCAAATTATTTAATTCATCGAGCGGAACACTATTTTGTGTAGTAGGAGTCATTAGAACACCGTTCGTTGGAACTTTTTTAAGTTGCCCTTTGGAGTGTAACCATTGAAGCATATTACTGCCATCTGGGAAGTTTCTTACTGCAAGAACATCTGCAAGTTCATTTGCCTGTTGCCCTTCGACATCTTGTACAGTACTCATCAATGCATCGTGATACGATTCTCCGAGATTGCCAGTACCTACTACTAATGCGCTGTATGGATCTCCTGGTAATGTTCGGTAGGCTACAACGATTTTAGCACCGTTGTTTTTCATTTTTCCTACGTGCTTCATGATTATCTCCTAATTAAGCTGTTGCGGTTTCTTGGGTATCAGTTTCTGTAGTTGCAGGTTTTGGTGCAACTGCATTCAAGAATGTGTTAAGACGATCAAATACTACACCTACCGATGAAGCCTCTGCCCCACCAAATGCACCTCTACGAACTGCTGTGTCGATGACGGCACGAATGTTCAATAGATCATTGATACTCAATTCTGGTTGTTTTGGAGCGGCTGTACCACCTACGCCGTTCTCTGTTGCTACTTGTGCTGTTTCTTGATTTTCCATTTTAAAAAATTTCCTTTTTATTTCTATGTATATAGGGGCATCCTAATGTTAGCATAGTAAGTTCTTTCGAATCTTCTATGCCTACTTCCAACGTTTCGATCATTTTGTTAGAATGATCAACAATGTAGCTTTTAACTATAGCATACCGACTATTTAAATTATAAACAATCCAGTGTTCGAGAAGATTGGCATCATTGTCAGGATCAACATTGATTTTTGTAAAATGATTTGGAATAAAACTTAATTTTCTAAAATTAAGGATTCCTAATGGGTTTACTTCTTCTCTACTTAATGACATTATCTATGTACTTTATTTATAGTATGCTGTCTGGCCGAACGGTGCAATTATGGATTCATTGCCGTGTATGATAAACAATGTTTCGCAGTAATTTTCATCACCCCAACTTCCGCAAGGATAACCGTCTGTGAACATAATAAAACGTTTTGGCTCAATTCCTTTTTCTTTCATAAACTCGAAGTTTATATCAAAGTCTGTACCGCCGCCACCTTGTATCTCGTATTGATTAATTTCATCGGCAGTATCTCCGGTAAAACTAGCATAGTTGTAAACGTTGGTATCAAAAGTCCACAAATCCAATTTAAAGTCTACATATTCTTCCATAATTCCTTTGACTTCACTTAAAAAGTCTTTGGCCTGTTTATCCGAAATACTGCCCGACATATCAATTGCTACACTTACGTCAATGGTTTCTTCATTTAACATTCCAGGTAATACAGCACCACAATGCTGACTTTTACGATTTGGACGATTAAAACTAAAGTTACTTTTAAGAATACTTTGAATATTCATACGTAACAATTGACGCCAATCCATTTTAGGTTCTGTAAAAGTTTGGATCATTCTAGCAACACCTGCTGGAACTCTGCCTGCACCTGCTGCCTGTGCAGCCGCAACCATTGCTTCTTTGATCTCGTCTCGGATTGCTTTCTTTTCTTCGGCTGTAAGTTTTGGACGCCCATTACCGTCTTTGTCACCATCTTGATCTTCGCCGTCTCCGTCCCCTTCACCATCTAAATGTTCGTCTAACAATTCTCCAAGTTGACTAAGATCAATTTTAATTGCGTCTTTTTCGATTTCATCGTAGATTTCTTCATAGCTTTTTCCGCGATATTTATTATCTTGGAAGATTTTAATAAATGATGGCACTTCGCCAATACGCTCATCTTTTAGAATTTGATTAGCGGCATAGTCAGCGGCAATGTTAGACAACTGTGGATCTCTATGCTCGCGACGTCCCATATGATCAAACACATTGTGTAGTACTTCGTGTGCAAATCCAAATTCACACTCTTTTGGTGTTAATTTATGCACAAAATCGTTATTGTAATAAAAGTTTCTTCCATCTGTGGCCAATGTACTGAGCCAATCTGTAGCATCTACAAGTTTCAAACGAGTGGCTAAATTACCAAAAAATGGATGACGTAACAACAATCCAATACGAGCAGTAACAAGTTTTTCTACAATTTTGTTTTTTTCTGCGGTGGTAAATTCTCGTTTTTCAATTTTGGAAACTTTGGTTGCTGTTGTACTTTTAGCTGACGACATATTTTTGCTCCTTTGTTAACAATATATAGTTATTATACAGGAAAATTGTTGAAAACGCAAGTGATTTTTATTCAAATTATTTTATTTGTATAAAATAAGTTCATATAAAGATAAAAAATTAAGATATTAAAAAAGGACCCTAGGGTCCTTTTTTTATTCCATTGCCTGGATAATGAACTTGCCGTACTTCTCGTGGAAGCGATCAAAGTTCTTCAACTTAGACGCATCAAACGGCAATTGATAATTTGTGAGCGCAACTTTTGCCCCCATCACAACCAATTCAGTTGGAAAATTATCCATCATAAATCCGAAGAAGTTATCTGCCATTGCATCCCAATCTTTGACTTTCTTTTGGTGTGCTGTTTGAAGTTCGTAGCACAAAGATACAATCAAAGAATACATAGCACTAATTTCTTTGATGCTAGAGTTTTTAATTTTGCCTGACAAAATATCTTCTGGCTTAGGCATCTGTTTAGCAACCTTACGATGTGCCATAAATTTAACAGCAAGCCCTTCGCCAATTGCACCTGAAACCAAATCAGTTAATGTGCCTTCGTCTAAATCGTCATCTTTGAGTAATTCTGATACAAAAGACCAGCTACGGGGTGTAGCAAAAGAACGACTTGCACCACGGGGATCAAAGTCATACAAATCATTTTTAGCAAAGCCTACATAACCGACAACCTGTTCGTGAATTTTATTGTTAACAGCCCATTCTTGCCAATCTTCAAAATCTGATTTAAGTTCTAAGTGAACAAAACGATTTGCCAACGGAGCAGGCATTCTATAAGTAACAGCCTTGTCAGTTTCTCTGTTACCTGCGGCAACAATACTAACACCTTCTGGCAAAATGTAAGTACCAACACGACGGTTCAAAATTAATTGATATGCCGCCGCCTGTGTAGAAGGAGCCGCAGAGTTCAACTCATCTAAAAACAAAATAGCAGTAGACTCTGGATCTGTAGGCAACTCTGCGGGAGGAGCCCAGGTCATTGTATTGAGTGTACTGTTGTAATAAGGAATACCTTTAATGTCAGTAGGTTCCCACAAACTTAAACGAACATCGATAACTTCTCTATCTTGTTCGTCTCCGATTTGTTTAACAATATCGGATTTACCAATACCGGGAGGACCCCACATAAACACAGGGCGTTTAATTTTAATACATTTACGAAGACTACGTTTAGCTTCATTTGGTGTAACTGTACGATTTGCGGAAATTTGCTCTGCCATAACAATCTTTCTTAAAGTGTTTAAAAAATATTGAATACTGTATGCATCAATATGTATATATTGTACACTATAAAACAGTCAGCGTCAAGCAGTTTTGGTACTTTTGTCTTTGGCTATTGTAAATTTTACAATGTTGCCTGAAAACAACACTAGTTGAACTGCCATTTTTTCTCCAAAAACATAGATGTCTTTGTTGGTAATATACCAAGGACAATCAATAAAATGATCTAACCAAATAATTAATTGGTTGTTATAAACAACTGGTTCGTCTAATTTAATTTTGTAAAATTTAAGATCGGCTTTTTGAAGAGTATCAAACCCTTGATCACTAAGACGAAGTCCGCCTTTTGATTTGTTTCTTGTACTAAGAAACAATATTGATTGTAATTTTCTAAGAGATTTCTCGTCCGTTTTTAATCCAAGTGTTTCTGCAATATACTTGGTTAGTTTAGGTTTGAGATTCATCGGTTAATTTTTCTCCAACTGTAAGTTTATATACATTGAAGTCTGTGGTATTAAACAATTTGTTTAATTTTTCAGCTAGATTAAATGCGTGACCAGAATTGGAGAATGAAATTTTCTTGTACTTTGGACCTATATGGTGTGCGACCATACTAGATGTTTTAAGATTAATTGGTTTATCTTGATAGAATACTGCCCAAATAGCCTCTGCGTCTAAGACCTGCTCTGTTTTATAAGTTTTTTTATTGGTTATTTCTAACAAAACTTTTGGTTTTGGGCGACTCATTATATATATCTCCGTAAAGTACATATATATTTATCACAAAATCACCTAAAAACTTCCACCGTCCATTTTGATAGATATAGGATCAGCTGATGCTGTAGTTGAAACAATTTGATCTAAATCACCAGCTAATCTGGTCATAACAACACTTAAACTATTTTGAAGATCTGTGGCTTCTTTAATAGTCAAAGTTACAGTTTTTTGATTACTCTTAATGGCAACACGAGTACGATCTAAAAAATCTTCAATTGGAATGGTGTTAAGGTTCTTCATTCTTTATTTAACTGGTTTAATACTTTTTTCATTTCCTGTGCTGTGCGGAATGGTCCTTGAAATGGATTACGTTCTAATGTAATTAATTTTGGGCAGAAACTTTTAAGCCATCCTTTTTTAAATTTTATAACATAATATCCTGCACAATATTGACTTTTACTTTTTGCACTTTTGGCAAATAATGGTAATTTCCTACGAACATCATATACGGGTTCGTAAGGATGTGTACGGCAAGGATAATCGTATACAGAATGCCCGTTGGTTTCGTTATTTTCTTTTTTATATTTTTCTTCGACTACATCGATGCCAAATTGAGTATTAATTTCTGTTAAATCTTTGAAAGGCACAGTTTGTCCATTTTTTAAAAAAACATAACCTTTTTTAGATTTAGCAATAGATCCAATTTTTTTAGGACCATCTGTTACTAACCATTCTTTATTTGGAATCAATACTTTTGCATTTGCTATCATCATATATACCTTGCGTTTAATGGTTCTGCGTAACTTTGAACCTGCTCACTGACTTTTTGTAGATCGTATTCTGCACAAAATTTTAATAATCTAATACCAACCTGCGGAACATTTTTTTCTGCTGTGGTTGCAGATTGCACAGTATCTTTGATCAACAATTTAATATCGTTTGGTTGCGCTGTTAGATCACACAAATTAACATTTCTCATATAATCATCTAGCACACGATGCTCTACTCCTTCGTGGTCTACCCACTTTTGGAGCATGAGATTGTTCCACGAATATCCTTTAGACGCCCTGTCAGCATATGCTTCACGGAGACCAACTTTATTCTTTGTCCCTTTCTCACGTACTCCTGGATAAGCACTAAAGATATTGTCGGAGGTGTCTCCACGCATACACTTCTCAAATAGCAACCAGGATGGATCCGGCGCGGGCTTTTCTTGTTTAGTTTTCTTATCAATGACACGTTTACCTTTTTCATCAAAGTATCCCTCGTGTGTAGTTGTAATTTGCATCACACCATTATATTGTCGAACGTTTGGTGCAATAAGTTGTGCAAAGTCTCCGTCTGTCGAAATTATCACGTGATTATCGCTGGGATGACTTTGTATCCATCCAGCAATCAAATCGTCTGCTTCTAACTGCTGATGCTGAAGTACTGTACAATTAGTTTTATTGGTAATAAAATCTTTGAACTGATCAAAGGTTTCCCAAAATACACGATCTTCTTCTTGCTCACGAGGACTTGCCGCGGCACGAGCATCTGTACGTTGACGTTTGTAAGGAGCATAGTAATCCTTACGCCAGCTACGTCCCTCTAAACAAAAAACAACGTGGTCACCTTTAAAGTCTTTCCACGCTTTTCGGACACTGCCTAATACTGTATGGATACTCATTCCGACTTTATCATTAAGATCTCCTCTAATAACGTGTCGGGCTCTAAAAAATGTATTTGCTGTATCTACCAGTATATATGTTTTTGACATTAACTAACTTCCGTTCTTCCATCTTCACGCAACGCACGGTTAACGTAACCGGCACCTCTACGACTCATATCAACGCCTTCTTCGGCACCAACATTTCGGCATAGTTCGGAAAACCATTGGTCCACAATTTCTTCATCTGTTTCTCCAACGTATCCGTTACTACGTAATTGTAACACAAAATAGTCATTCCAGTCAAGTTCAAAAAATCCGTTACGAATATTATCCTTGTTGACGTGTGTATCCAAAACAGCTACCCAGGGCTCTTTCCGCTCAGTAGCAATTTCTTTTGGACTTAACCCAGCAAGTCTAGCGGCTTCTTTGGCTTCTTCGGCAGTTTTAATAAACAATTCTGCCTCGGCTTTTGCTTGTTCTTTTTCGGCTTCAATTTTATCAATACCGAATAATTTTTTAATAATATTTTTCATTATGTACCCCACTCATTCTTGAACAGTGGTACCTGTAGTCGATCACTGTAACGCCATCCACGTTTCATTGCCGCTAGTGCCACATTCTTTGCGTTTAATGTGTAAACATTTTCCACACCGCCCACTGGCATTAGATAAACGTGTCCTTTAAATCCTGCCACACGGTATGCACCAACTGCACATTCTGCATCTGCGATGTCTTGTTCTGTTGCTACTACAAACTTAAGATAGGCAGTTCCGACTTCTTCATATTCGCAAACTACTTCAGGCTTAATAGCATCATCCCAACTCTCACCACTGCAAGGTAATTTAGCACTTACACTAAATGTGATTTCTCTAAAGTTACTCCAACGACTTAGATATTCTTTAAACTCTGGAGTTAGTTTTTGAGTGCCATTTGTTTCAAATGTAAGTTCTTTAAGACTTTGCATTTTAGGATGATCTAATAATTCAGCATAACTACGTTGCCAACCTAGTAAAGGCTCACCGCCTGTAATTACGAGATGTTCGTCTTGCCATTCTTTGTAAGGAAGTATATCCACAATCGAAGAGGCAATGCTATCAACAGACAATAAAGGAGAAAGATGCTTAAACCTAGGATCCCAAGAAGCATAGCTATCGCACCCTGTAGATACAAGAGGCAATTCTTTATAATCGTTGAACAAATGTACAACAACTGCAATATCTTCGACTTCATTACTTAGTTCTCCTCGTGGCATACCAAATCCAGCACAGCGGAAATTACATCCAAATGTACGCAAGAAAACAGAAGGCACGCCCATATAACGTCCTTCGCCTTGAATACTATAAAATAATTCCGCTACTTTAATTTTACTCATATTATCCTTTCAATGAGTTTATTATAAACATATTTTTTTAACAAGTCAACAGATTTAATCTTGTTTATATGTTGAACTTTTATAATTACCTTTATCTGGAATTGTATTACGAACACCACCAATTGGATCTTCGACATCACCTTTTCTACGAGGAATAAGATGAATGTGTGGCCAGTTTACAGTTTGTCCTGCGGCTTCGCCATAATTAAATCCAATGTTAAAACCGTCCCATTCACCGTTTTTAACTTTGGTGTTTCCATATCTAAATGCGTCGCTGAACGCTTCATTGAGGATAGACGTGTTATTATATTTAGGAACAAATAATAAATGACCGGGTGTACAAGGATATTTGTCTCTATATACAATTACATGAAAATCATCCCGCTCAATGTCTGTCCAAGGAGCAGAACTATCTTCAATATGATCTGGGCCTGTGAATATTGCATCCATTTATAATCTCGCTAAATCTTTGTAAAAATGCATTTACATAACAACTGTATTTTTGATTGCTATCTTTATTGGTATAATATACCCAAGTATGTTTACCAATTTTTTCAACATTATCAACAAGAAATAATTTTCCGTCAATAGAGGACCATTTAGATCCTATAGTTGGTAATTTATTCATCTTTAAAATCCACAACATTACCGTCTTCATCTGCACATATAATACGCACAGTTTCGCCGTCTTCGTTTTTAATTTCAATTGGTCCCCAGATCCACCATTCAGTGTCACCTTGATACCAAGAATCTTCTTCACGTTCTTCCAATTCATAAGGACTATTTTCATCAAGAAATTCGCGGATTTCTTCTTCGGCATTATCGTCGAGTCCTTCGATTTCAACATCATACCAACACCCGCCATCGAACATTTCAACAAGCTCGCAATTTTCAATATTGTTAACTTCACAGTCTAACATATTGATGCTATCTTTCTTACCATCGCCGCCGGGAACTTCTACAAATTCAAATTCTGGAGGATTGTCGTCTGTAGTTTCTACGGTCCACTCTCCATACCGGAAACCGTTAACTACAGTGACTTTACCTTCACCTTCTCGCTGATGATATGTTTCGACTTCTTGACAAGATTTTTTATAATATGTACTAACGGTCCAAATTGCCATGATTAATCATCCTTTTCCATATCAAGTGCTTCGTTAATAACTTCAAATAGTTCTTCACGTGTGCTACACATAATCTTAGCAGTCTTCCAAT